GCTTCAGCCGCCGCCTCTGTGGCGTACTCTTTGCCAAGATACTTCCATGTGCGCTTTTCATCTTCTGCGCGCATGATCGTGCCTGACAGGGCCTGTGTCTGCCAAGAGATCTCTGCTTCCTGTGTTGCCGCAGTTGTTGTAATAGGATTAAAAGAAACTTTTGCAAGAACATAAGGAACGTAAGACGCTACGCCATCATTCATGTATCTTGCGATGAAACCAAGTCCGAAATAGTTCGGAGTCTGGTCATCATTGTACGCATACCAATCGCCGGTTAATTCGGGCAGCCCCATGATTAACTGTTCAGCACTTGCAAGAAGTCCGTCCACAGTTAAAGAGAACGTGCCGCCGGTGAACTGATTTGCGATTTCTGCTTCTACATTATCTGCATAAAACACATAATCGGAAGCAGACGGCTCGATTGATACATCTACGCCACGAGCAAGCTTCTGCCCGTTACTGTAAGTAATCGTGCCGGATGCATTGTTGTATTTCGCCACATAGGGTAATGAAAACCCTGTGCAAACTCTTCCAGCTGCCATTATTATTCCTCCTATAAAAAAAGGATCCCGAAGGATCCTATGAGATTATTTCATTTACCTTGTCATCAATATATCCCTGAATAATTTCAGAAATTGTGTTTTTGTTAACACGCAGTGCGTTGTCTATGGTGTGCGTTCCCTGTCTAAACTCCGTTCCATAATTAATGCACTGCATGAGCATACCTGTTGGAACCTGATTGCCGAATTTGGGTGACTGTGTCTCCACGTATCCTGTGAAGCCGATCGATGTGTCCGTAGTGCCTCCCGAACTGCGGAATTTAGAAATACCAAAGTTATTGATAATCTGCTCTTTCTCCGATGCGGTCGCGCCAAAGAGCCTGTGATCACTCCGCCCCTCATCGCGTACCGGCATTGAATCTAATGCGTTGGAAATCTGTTCCGCGACATAACCCGCCGCCTCGCCAAGCGCACCACGGTTTATCTTGTTTACCTCACCGCCAAGTTTCGCAAGCTGTGAAATAAACTCGTCAAGACCTTCCACAGATACTTTAGCCATCAGACAACCTCCCAAGACCATGTGTAATGGATCGTGTTGTTATCATCGCTTATCGGATCGCCATAAATAATGGACGAATACGACCATACGCAATGGTCAACGCCGTTTAGGGCTTCCTGGATGTCATCCGCCGTCTCGTCATATTCGGTCTTCGTGAAAAATTCCACATAGCCAGAAATAGACTGTTCAGCCTTGCGCGTGTCTACGTCAAACGATCCGCCTTCGCCCTCTTCGTACCAAACCACATAGGGCGGTTTCTGTGAAGATGGCGCGTAATAGTGATAGACAGGAACATCAAGCACCGCGAGCGCGTCTCTTATTCTTTTTATTTTACTCGCTATAGACATCAAGATATTCCCCCAATCTCTCAAGTGTTAAATCCACATCGTCACCGCGTTTCTGCTTCAGCGCGATCCGGAACTGCTCATCATTGATGATGACATATTCCGCGTCTGTTACCATTGCCGTGTTATAACACCTTACAAGCATATCAATTCGCTGATTCGCCGAAAGTGCCGCGTATGCCCTTGTTACACCAACCGTTAATTCGTCATAATAAGCCGAGCAGATATGAACAAGGGCTTCATGCGGCATATTGCCAGCAGATGCAACGTTATCAAGCCTATATAAACGCAAAATCCCCGCGTCATACATCTGCAGACACCTCCCAAGTGTTATACTCAGATGACATTAACAGTTGGCTTTTCTGCTCATCGTACGAAGCCTTAAAGCGGTCATACACGGAGTCTTCCAGCTTGCCAAAGTTCATCTTGCAGTAAGTAATAATTGCGCGCTTAATCAGCGGTTTAAGGTCTGTTGTTTCAACAAGAAACGCGGGATTCACATCAGTAATTCCAACATCAGCAAATCCCGAAGCAATCAGGTCAGTCAGTTCTGCATCATAGGCCGTGCTTGTGACACGGCACGCCAATTTAACATCATCAAGCAGTGCCATGTTCAGCACCTCCATTCTGTAAATAATATGATTCATTAAATTCGTAATATCCTGTGTGACCACATTTAACCGATGGATCGCACCATATATCGATTCCTGCCTGTTGCACTCTCAAGCAAAAACTCATGTCCTCACCGAATCCTGCAACCGGCATAAATGGGAAGATACCGAAACGCTCTGATATAGTCTTTATTGCGTTTTTCGACATCATCACACAGCCAAAGCCGCATGCAGCAATCTTGAACAATCCTTCTTGTGGATAATCAAGATATGGATCTGCAAACGGTTCTTTGAATCCGCCGTCTAAATCCTTAATACAGCATTCCTTATAAATAACAGGTGCAAAAGGCGGCCTGCGCTTAAAGTACAGACCGCTGACAATATCGTATCCATCATCTATTGCCTGTGACAGCTTCATCAGCGCATCCTCCGGGAACGTCATATCAGAATCAAACCACAAGACCTTATCAACATCAGCTTGTAAAGCTTTCTGAAAAAGCCTGTTCCGGGAATCGTATACAAGCGAGCCGTCTTCCATCACGCAGGATGTATCAGGCGTCTTGTCCAAATAAAGAAGCGAACGCATGAACGATACTGGCACCGTATCCATGCAAGGAATCGCAATCATTATCGACATGCGTTTAACCTCCTAATTAAGACTGTGCGAATCTAACGAATGCGGACGTGTCAAGCAGTTCGCCATCAGCAAGACAAGCACCACGGAACTGAATGTTAGTTGTGGTCGCTGTCTCAAACGGTTTAACCTCAAGAGGCTTGAAGATATTGACCTTGTATGCCTTGGGATCTCCATAGAAGATGGTTTCTTTGCTGGATACAAGTGCTTCACTCATGAGCACTACATCATGACCAAACAGCTTAAATGTGAATCCATCATTGATGATGTAATCATTCAGCGTTGTAAGAGGCATGATCTTCTCATAGAACATCGTAGGGGTCATGATCCAAATCGCGCCGCCCTGATATGCAGAACCAAGTGCACCCATAATCTTAAGGATGGAATCCTTGGTTACGTTTGCAGGGATAGCTGTTCCTGCTGCATTAACAGATGCAGTGATACCCTTGAGTGAGTTTGTACCTGTACCAACAAGAATGTCTTTGTTGATTGCGTAACGGATGCTGCCAACAAGGTTATTAACAATCCAATCATGGATAGCCGGAATTGCCATGTGATCAATGTCAGCACCAACAGTAAGTAATTTCACGTATTCGTTCGGAATCAGGTCAACATAACCTACAACGTCAGAAGAATCTGAGATAGTTCCGCCAACAGCCTGTGCAGTTGCAGCGTTAACTGTTGTAGCCCTCGGGAATCTTACATAAGTCGGGAACTGGCTTACATCAACCTTGCCAAGCAGTTCAGCTTCTTTGATCAGTTTGTCCCATACAGCATTAACTGTCATGGTCGGGATGACTGCACCCGCAGATGTAAGAGCTGCGCGTTCTTCTTCGCTCATCTCTCTGTTAACAATGCTTTTAACCCAAGCATCACGGTATTCAATAGAATCTACTTTAAACATTTCTCTTTTTTCCTCCTGTGTGGGTTCTTCAAAAGTTTTGATCACTTCGCCTGCACCATCAGCCACAAGATCGCGGATTTCGTTCTTTTTTGCTTCCGCTTCCTTACGCGCTTCCAGCTCGGCATTAATAGATTTCATTTCAGCTTCAATAGAATTAAGGTCAGCGTCTTCCGCATCCATCCCGATGACGAGCGCGGTTCTGCGTTCTAATAATTCTTCAGAAGTCATTTCTTTGAAATTCATAATTAAACCTCCGCTAAGATTCTTATTTTTTGTTTTTGTCTCTCTATCTCTGCAAGCCTGCGTTTCTCACTCTCCAGTGATTCCTTTGCGCTGTCCAGCGCGTCAGAAAGTCCACGAGCCTGAATAGATGTTTGTTCATATGCCGGGAAAGTCACGGCGGAAACCTCAAGCACGCGCTTGATGCTTCTAATAGTTCGCGTGGGGTGGTCTGTGTCCACGTCATCCCATGCGTCCTTGTCAACCTGGAACATAAATGACATCCCGCTGATATCTCCGCGCTCAACTGCTGAATATAATGCCTTCGCTTCGGAGTTGTTTTCCGTGTCAAGATCTACACGAATTGCCATGCCTTCATCATCCACAGACATCTGCATGGTGCTGTTCGCATTGTTATTCCGGGAGCGTGCCAAAGGTATCATGTCTGTGTTATGGTTAATCAAAAAACGGACATCCTTTAAGTCGGTGTCCGCTAATGCTCCATTCTCGATTATTTCGTCATACCATCCAAGGTCTGTTCTTGCGTCATAGACAATTGGCCTGCCTTCGAGGTGGCTTCCGTGCTCTTCGTCCACGGTTGCCCTGACCTCAAAATCAAAACTTCTTATTTCTTTATTCATTGTTATTATCCTCCGATAATTTTCTGTCAGCTTCGTAATACTCGCCGCGGATAATCCGCTTGTCTCCACCCTCAACCGGCGGTAAGTTCCAAATCTCCAATACCTGATTTATAGACAGAATGCCACGGTCAAGAAGCTGTGTTGATACATTCAATTTTTCGGCGTTGCTCAGATACTGCAGGCGGTTCGCGGTCGCAATCACACAGTTACCTTGTGACTGTTCGCGCAAGGTGTAAAGCATCTTTGTGAGGACTTCCGAAAACTGAATAGCAAAAGGTTCGATCGCGCCTTCATAGAATGCTGTCCATGAATCACCGTAAGCCTTATTTGTCAATACATCCTCGTTAACACCGAAATACTCGTAGATGCTCTTGTTAATAATGTCCAGCTGTTCCGCATCCACTACCCACGGCTTCACATCAATCTGCTTGATATCCTTGTAGGTATTCGGGAAGAGCAACAGGCCACCCGCCCCGGCATCTCTTGAAAAGTTCTTTTCGGAAAACTCCTTGCGCTCCTTTGCAAGGTCAGCGGTCTTTGAAAAGTTCGTAACGGATGCCATAAATCTGTATGTCGCGGCACTCTTAACGCCTTCCTGGATGCCTTGACTATTAATGTGGATTAAGTCCATGACTTCGTTCAGTGCCCTGTTATCATCGCCGAACAGGTCAGACGAGTGCTGAAACTTCGTAAGAACTCCGCAATATTTCAACTCGATGCTTGCACTCTGTCCGAAAGCGAAATCATATTTTAGATATGGCACTTTGTTGTATTGGACAAGCGTACACTGCGAGGGAAGCGGATTAAACACGCCTGTTATTTCGCCAAACTCGTTGTAAATCGGCACAATGAAAGCCGTATTATGAATATCCAGTATGGTCGATAGTCTGTACATGAACTGTGACCATGTCTGCAACTGATTCGGCGCGTGTTGCAATCTGCTCCGTAAAACAGGCAACGCACTGCCCTGCATTTCAACTTTCAGCTTGCTAACGTGGGTCGCTCTCGCATGGATCGCCGCCCGGATCCGCTGGTCTTCGTACATCCCGCCTTCATATGTTGTGAACTTTGGTACATAACCGTTGAATAATTTAAATTCGCCTTCATATCTATTTGGGTTCACTTTCGGGCGGTTCTTTAAAAATAAATCAAAAATTCCCATATCAATCATTCCTCAATCGTTCGCCTATTTCGTCATACCATTTCTGCCGAACGGTCATGGCATCGGCGAAAGCTGCCATTCCGTCTATATGGTCATTAGGGTTTAGCTTTATAAGTCTTCCCCTTCCGCGCTCCGCGTTCATTTTGATTGCACTGTTAAACAAGTGCGCCTTTAACAAGTCATTGTCTCCAATATGGATCCGACCGTCTTTCATTAGCCCTTCAATTTCCTGAAGGACAATCCATAAATTATCGCCCTGATAAACGTCATCGCACTGGAAGCCGTATGCCTCCATGTCTTGTATCAGGTATTGCGCGGAATATCGGTCATAACCAACCTGCAAAGGCAATATCTCGTACTCTTCCACAAGTTCGGTCATCCATTTATAAACATCCTTGTAATCTATAAAATTATCGCCTGACAGCTGCAATAGTCCTCTTTGTATGTAAATCGGATAAGGCAGGCCGTCACGCGCTGTTGCTTCATCTATGCGTTCGGCTGGTAAAAAGAACTTTGCAAAGACGTATAGTTCGCCTTCCTTTTCAATGACCACAACCGCCGCTGTTAAGTCAGTTGTCTGCGATAAGTCGATACCGGCAACGCAATAACTACTTCTGAAGTCTTCAAGCTCCAAGTGATCGCCGCAACATTTGTTAATTGTTTCTGTATCCAACCACGCAAGCGCGCTGTTTTGTTTGATATTGCAGTATTTAGTTAGGAACTCAGCTTTCTTTGATAAAGAGCCTTCCGCAATGGCGATTTCTTCCAACAGGTAATCCACCGACACTGAAACACCAAGATTTGGATTCGATTTCTGCAGTTCGTTGATATCGTTCCATTTATCGACATCATCGATGATATATAAAAAAGGCAACAGCCGTGTTTCTTTGCTGTCACCTAATAAAAACCGTGTTGACCTCTTCAACAATTCATCATATATACCATCGTTCAGATATCCCGCAGTTGAACAGGACAAGAGCAAGCCGGGATTGTCTCCCATTTCACGCGCGCCCATGCCCGATTTCATGACTTCATACTGCTTTAACCCTTTATCGCCTTCCCAGGAAGCAATCTCGTCACAGATACATAACGAAGGGTTAAAACCATCAGACTTCTTTGCGCTGAACGCGATCTTCTTAACCGTGCTGTTTGTGCCGGGAATCCGCAAATCCGTCATTGTGTGCCGCGCCAACATGGAATCATCAATCGTCTTTTTGTTGTGCTGGTTCTTACTCGCGTCTATCTCTTCTTTCAGTTGTTGCCATTCCGGATCCAACTGAGCCATCATCCATACGGAATTGTAAACAAGGTCTGCCTGATCAAGTTTCGGCGCAATGCAGTAAACACGCGCACCAAATCCGCCGTCCACATACCACGAATATTTACACAGAGCAGACGCAAATAGCGTTTTGCCGTTCTTCCGGGCTACAATCAGCACCACTTCGCGGAACTGCCGTTTTCCATTCTCAGGATTACACAACCCGAAGATGCAAGAAACAACAGCTTTCTGCCACAACTCCAGCTTAAACGCTCCAGGAGCAAGTGCGCCTTCCGTGTGGAAACAGTGTTTTTCTATCCATTCAATGGCGTTATTCGCCTTCCTGGCATCATAGACAATGGTCTTTGCTTCCAACGCCTTAACAATATATTCCATCAACATTGTGACGTATTTTGAAGTCGTAATTCTGCCATTTTTAATCTGTTGATAGTATTTCAGAATGAAATTATCCGTCATAAGGTAAATATGCTTATTTTGGCGTATCTCTCGCCATATCTTGAAACATAG